AGAGTATGACTGAACAGGAAAAGGACATTCTCCGTGCGGTTGAGGGACGGATTGAAGAACTGAAGAACATTAAGCAGTTGTTGCTGAAGTGCCAGAAAGACTACGAATGTGCGAAGACGGAACTGGACATGGTTCGCAGACAGAATGAAAAACTTCTTACAAGTCTGAAGGACTGTGCCAACGAGAACTGCCAGAAGTGCGGAAAGTATGTCAATGACCATCTGGGAAGTTGCGATCACTGCAAGTGGAAGGATGTCAAGTATTGGGAAGTGGACTAAAAAACACTGCCCCGAAAGTGAGGAAACGGAGCAGTGTTGGTTGAAACCCCTATTTGTAGAGGTCGCAACGATGGCAATTAACCTTAACACTATGGAGGTTTAACTGTCAAGTGTTCAAAGAAATTGAAGGTTTCCCGGATTATCTTAAAACAAGCCGGTGGTTATGTTTGGAAATACAAAAATATGGAGGATTTTCAATGAGCATAAAACTCAACGGTGACCAGATGGTTATAGTGCAAGGACTGATGGAATACGCACAGGCATTTTGCGATCAAGTCATGCACATCATGAAAAACCACGGATTGGACAAGGTGGATGGTTGCAACCTTCAACTGTATGTTGACCCGAAACCAAGTCTTGTCCAGAAAAGCATAACAATAGGTGAAGAAATTAGTAAAGATTTCGGCAGAATCAAAATGACGATTGGCGAGAATGAAACGAAGTACACCCCGTTAGGAACAAACTCTGCTGAATACGAACTGCTGTTTGCCGATGAATCTATCAAAGAAGCAATGGCAAAAGCATTGAACAAACATAACGAGAAACCGCTGCCGACTGATGGGTTATGGGTCGGACGGGATTATGGGGAGGAATGATTGATGGGTTATGGTGTCTTGATTTATGGAGAAAGCGGAAGCGGTAAGTCTGCTTCACTCCGTAACTTTGAACCGGATGAGTTGGGGATTTTCAATATCAGTAAAAAGCCGTTGCCGTTCCGCAAGAAACTGCCGATGGCAAACACCGATGACTATAAGACCATCAAAGAGAGTTTACGGGAAAACAACAAGAACTGCTACGTTCTGGATGATGTCGGTCTGGCAATGACCTTCTATCTGTTTAACCGCTGCCTTGAGCCGGGATATGGCAAGTTTACACAGGCAGCGAAGGACTTCTACGATCTGGTTCAGTGTGCGATCAAGGAAACGAACGATGATACGATTGTGTATTTCATCATGCACAGTGAGCGTTCGGATGACGGGGCAAGAGTCAAGGCAAAGACCAGTGGCAAGATGATCGACAACCAGTTGACCCTTGAAAGTCTGTTCAGCATTGTCCTGTATGCGACTACGGACGGAAAGAAGCATACGTTTATCACACAGAGTGACGGAGTAACAACGGCAAAGAGTCCGATGGAAATGTTCCCGTTGGAAGTCGATAACGATCTGAAAGCGGTTGACAGCATGATCCGGGAATACTACGGACTGAAAAAAGCCGGGAATGTAGCAGAGAAGGACAAGCTGAAGAAGAAGACAACCAAGGTCGAAACTGCTGATAAACTGCCGGGGTGATGTGATGGCGAAGTATGACAGGTCGGTACAGAAGTATGTCACTGTTGAATGTACGCTGACGATCAGTTTCCCGGAAGATAAGGTGATCTGTGATCTGTGTCCGTTCTGCCATACAGAGAACAGCGGAACGAGATTCAGATGTACGCAGACAGGCGAGATTCTACCGTTTCACAATGTGGACTATGGGATGAGATGCCCATTACCAATACCAACAAAAGTAATAGAAGGAGAAGAAGACTAACATGAAACCGAAGTACGCAGGATACGAAGCAAAAAGATCAAGCGGATTTATCACTCTGCCACCGGAAGGATGCTATGTGGGCGAAATTCAAGGTGTAAGGGTTGAGCCGAGTTATGACAAGACCCATGACCAGATTGTCCTGCTGATGGACATTACTGAAGGTGAATATGCAGGTCGGTATACAGAGCAGTATAACGATGCCAAGGAACGTTTCCCGGATACCAAGAGCAAGGGTGTTCTTCGGATCACTGTACCGGAAGAAGACGATCCTGCTGAACTGGTATACATCAAGACCAAGTTTGAGGGCAATCTGTGGGCGGTTCAGCAGAGCAATCCCGGTTATGAATGGGATTGGGACGAGAAGAAACTGAAGGGCAAGAAGGTCGGTTTCTCTGTCCGCAAGTGCTTCTATACCGGCAAAGACAAAGAGGGCAATCCTATTGACAGAGAAACAACAGAGATCGGTAGGCTTGAGAGCATTGATGAAGTCAAGGCAGGGACAGTCAAGCCGATGAAACCGAGGGATGGCAGACGGAATAAGACGGACGATAACGGCACAGACTCCTATGAAGATGTGACCGGTTCAGTCGAAGTTCCGTTCTGATGACCCAACAGGGAAGGGTTGGTTATACGGGAACTGACCCTCCCTGTTTTATCGGGAGGAATGATATGGGCAGTGAAAACAACCGGCAGATATATGTGTACTGCGTTGTTAAAAGTGCCGTGATTCGGAAGAAGGACGGTAGTTTTATCTGCTCCATTCCGTTTGGGAATCCGTTCAAAGTGTTGGCAAGGGTCGAAGATGGACTTTACTACGGTGAAACGTACAAGACGGATGAACGGAGGAATGTTAAGTATCGTGGGTTTGTCAATGTCCGTGGATTTACGAAGCACAAGATAGTCGATATGTCGCAGCTGCACTACCGGAACAAGACGGGTCAGAGGATTCCGGTGGCAATGCGGTATAAGGGCGAAGCAACCGGATGGATTGAGCCAGATGAAGAAGTCAATGTGCTTTATATGGTCAACGGATGGATGCTTACAGGAAAAGGATGGACGAAAGCAGAGTGGTTGGAGAAGGTCAGGGTCATATTCGATTATGACAGTATGAAGGACTTGGTATATGCGGTGATAACGCAGACAGTGAAGGATTACACCGCAATCATCCGTGGATTGCAGTCCGGGATACGGTACTACACGAAAGATGTACCGGACAGCATAGCGGAGATGGGACTGATAAGGAAGTTCTTTCTGGAAGGTGACTATTTGAAGATCATTGCTGACCAGTACACAGGAGAAGAAAGATTAGAACAGATTGACCGTGATTTAGGGGTAACAGATGAATGGGTGAAACAGATGCTATCAAGAAAACGGGTCAAGAAAAACTGATATTAGTGGAGGATTCCAGACAGCAGGTCGGAAAGCACAAGAACGTTGCTGCCTACTGCCAGAGGAACGGGATCACGATCATACGGCAGAAATTGGAAGTCGGTGATTATGCTTTCCCCGGTGGAACAATATCAGTGGATACCAAAGAATCAATTTTGGAACTTTCCAAAAATGTCATGTCTGACGATCACAAGCGTTTTAAGGCTGAGTGTATCCGGGCAAGGGAAATGGGGATTCAGCTAATCGTACTGATTGAGGAAGCGTTGCCGTATGGAAGACTTGATATGTGGGAAGTTCCGAGGTGGAAAAGCACAGACCGGTTTCACAAGTACGGTGATCCAATGACACTGGTTCATCCTGCAAGTTTAAGACAGGCATTGATAACGATGCAGGAGAGGTATGGTGTGAAGTTCCGGTTCTGTACCCGTAGGCAGAGTCCTGCGAGGATTATCAAATATCTGAAAGGAGAACTGAAATAAATGGCAAGACTGACAAATGAATCATGCCCGTATGGTGGAGTTGGATTGACTATCAGAAGGATCGGTGGGTTTGCCGATGGTGAACTGAAGGAACTGAAGAGCATGGAGCATCGTGAAGCAAAGGAAAAACTGATTGAGATGCTTGATGCGAGGAACAACGGTGTTGGGACTGCTTACGCTTGCGGATACGGCATTTATGGACTGTGGTTCGACAATGAGTATGCGTATTTGAGAATCGGCAGCAGTTGCGATTAATGAAAGTGAGGGGTCGAAAATGTCAAGAAAGATCAAGATTACAGAAGAAGTTTATCAGCAGTGCAAAATGATGGTTGATGCACACATTCCGCAGACACAGATTGCAAAAATCCTGCATATTGCTCCGTGTTCCATTGCACGGATTTCAAAGTCAGAAAGTCATGAAGATTATCTTACTGCTTTGAGGAACAGAACGCAGAACCAGAAAGAAGAAAAGCAGGAAGAAAAGGTTTCGGAGAGCAAGCAGACGGTGGTTGCACAGGCATCGCACTATATGCTTGAGGAACAGCGGAAAACAAACGAACTGCTGACTGTTATCAGCAACAAACTGGCTGCGATTGTGAGCGATTTATACGGGGTGAAGGAATGATCTGGTTTTATCTTGCCGGGTTCATATCCGGTTTTGTGGGCAGTTTTATATTCGCAGAATATGCTTTAAGGAGAATCAAACGGCATGAGAGCAAAAGTGAGGGTTGTTCTACTGGTTCTGATTCTGCTTGCGGTAGC